CGGGGGAGGCGGCGGCGGCGGAGGGGTCGGCGCACCGAAGTTGTACGCAAGACCGATCAGCGCGCTGTGCGTCTTCACATCCGTCGACAGGCGCTGGCCCGGGACGCTCACCAGATCAACGTTCTGGTGGTTGAAGTAGCGATACTTCAGCGAGACATCGAGATTGTCCGACAGCGGCAGGCGGAGGCCGGCCAGGATCTGCCAGGCGAGACCCGAATCCGAATCACGCGTGTCGGGCAGCGAGATCTTCGAGCGTGCCACGCCGAGACCGCCGCCGACGAAGCCCTGCAGGCCGTCATCGGGACCGAAATCGAGCAGGCCGTTCAGCATGATGCTGTCGACACGGAGCATACCACCGCTGCGGCGGCTGCTCAGGTTCGAATAGGTGGTGTCCTTGTTGGACGCCTTCTTGTGCGAATACTCCGCTTCGAGGCGGAAACCGCCGAAGTCGTAGCCGAACATGCCAGCGGCATCGTAACCGGTCTTATGCGGCGTATTGGCAGTGACGCCATTCGCATAGGTCGAGTCAGCGTCCTCGGCCAGCATCGCACCGATGTCGGCGCCAACATACCAGGACTTGTCCTTGGCAAGCGACGGAGAGGCCATCGCAGTCGAAGCGAGCGCTATGGCCAGGCCAAGCTTCCGCATATCTTTCCCCTTTCAAATAGGTCGCAGAGTGCTGCCCGCCCGCTGTAGTCCCGCGTTCATCGAGTTTCAAGTGTGCTCATTGGCGCATAGTTGCCCAAATGACGCACCCTCTCGCGTTATTGCATTGGTTGGACCGCGGCGGCATAATGCGGCAGAATTCATTTAGTTCCCGATCAAGTTCCAATCAGGCCATGGGCGCGCAAAGCGGCCAGAATTGCATTGATCGCTCCGCGCGCCTCCGCATCGGCCGCCGCACCGCCCGTCGGGTTCGCGATTGCACCCTGTCTGCCACTTAAGACACGTAGCCCCGCAACAAAATAACCGTCACCATGTACCGGTTCATCCGCCCAGGCAGAACCGGTGAAGCGCATCATGCGGCTGCGATCGACAACCCAGGCACGCCAGCCTGGTCCTGGGCTGACGAAGCGCCAGCCATTTTCGGTCCAGCCCGCGATCGCACCGGCGCGACCGGCCCAGTCGCCACCGGGTGTCGCAGCCACGATCCAGCAGCCTCCCACGATCGGCGAGACGGGCGGCGTCGCAAGGTCAGCACTGGCAACGACCGCCTGGCTGATCATGTCGAGGCGCAGCAGCGCTTCATTATGCGCGATCTCTTTCTGCGCCTGGCCGGCCGCGAGCAGCGGCAGACCAAGGCGATCGGTCTGTGTCTGGGTCATGGAATCTCCTCGCCGGGATCAGGTCAAATCAAGGATGAGTGGGCGGCTTCGCCCATAGGTGCCGATCTGGCGGACCTCGACGCGCATGGCCGCGCCGCCGGCCAGCGCCAGATCCGGCGCGCGGGCGGCAGCCTCGTAGGTCCATGCCGGCGCGGTCACCTCGATCGATCGCAGGACGGTCTCGCCAGCCCACACAGACACCGCATAGGCCTCCCGTTCCTCGCAAAGCGGAACATCGGCGCCATCGGTCCAGAGCCAGCCCAGACGGCTGCGGCGGGTCCAGCGCAAATGGAGATCCCCTGCACCGGCGTCGGCCATCACCGCATGGACCGGTGCTGGCGGCAGGATCGACCGCCCATCGACGGCGAGCAAAGCCTCGGCCGGGAGCGCATCGCCCAAACCGGCCGCTCGCAGGGCGATCGTCATGCCCATATCCGCCAAGGTCGCAGGCACCGTGGCAAGTCGCGTCGGATCGACGAGCAGGAAGGGCTCGTCCACTACATGCAACCCGCAGGCCCATTCCGTACCACGCCAGCCCCGGAGCAGCCGGGACAGCCGGTAGCACCGCGGTCCAATCTGTATAGCCTCGCCGAACTGCAACAATTCCGGACCCAGCGCGCAGAGGTTCGCGCCACGCAGCAACATGCCGTCGTCGACCCCCAGCAGGACGTCGGCGACATTCTCAAGCTCGATATCGACATGACAACGGGCATCGATCGTCCAGGGCGCGCCGGGAGAGAGTGCCGTCAGCGCCCGGCCGAGCATCGCACGCGGCGCCGTGCTGCCGATCGACTCGGCACTCTCCGTCTCCGGCCGGTAACGAAACAGCGCGGCGCGACGCCAGCCGGCATTGGCACAGGTCGCGCCCGCAAACAGGCGCGGCTGCTCCGCGAGCGTACCGTCCATCGGCGGCATCTCGATCGCGACAAGTGTCGTCACGCCCTGCGCGAGATCGGGCTGCAGCACCGGCTGGCCCGCATCCCCTGCGGCCGGCAATACGGCACCGCGTCCGTGGCTGCGCAGCGTCAGCCGCGCCGCCATACCCTCCCATTCGAGCATCTCGACCAGCCAGGCGCCCTGCTCTCCCTCGATCGCCAGCACGTCGCCCACGGCGAAATCGAGTGCCGCCCAGCCAAAGGCCCGCACGATGCGCCGCCTCTCCTGCAACCGGCGGCGCAGGATGCGATCCGCGAGGCGCCGGGCTACGTCGGCGGACAGCCGAGCCGGCAGGGCGATCTCCTCTTCCTGCAATCCCGGCCCGGCGCGCTCGACCGACTGCTGGCCGGCCTGATAGTCCCGATCGGGATCGAAATGGCGCAGCGCAATGCGCGCCGGCAATTGATCGAGTGGTATAGCGCGCCTGCTCCCCGCCGGCTCGGCGCGCCCTTCCGCGCTGCGTAGAGCCATGTCGGCCGCCAGCGACCGATCCGTGGCAAGGGCATCCACCAATGCGACCTCCGCATCATGAAAACGCCACCGCAAACCATAAGCATCGACGAGCGGTGCCAGCGCGGCTTCGCAATCGCTGCCGTCCGCCGCATAGCCCTCGACGAGCGGCTCCTCCCCACCCCGAAAGGTGACCGGTTGCGCCAGTACGGCCGCGGCCAGAGCGGAAAGCGGCACAGGCGCCTCGTCGGCGATGATCTCGAAGGTGAGGGACGGGATACGATTGCCGAAATCGGCCAGCTGAAGCTCCTCGAAGAGCGCATAGGCGATCCCGCCAAAGCCCGGCGCCTGATCGAGGCCGACCGCCGCCGCGATCAGCGGATCGACCACCTGTCCCGATGCACCGTCATGGAGGCGAAAGGCACCCAGTGGCGTCTTGAAGTCGCCCGCGCTCCCGCGCAGCAGATTGCCGTCCGCCCAGATGCGCCCAATGCCGCTGATCCGCCGGGCGGACAGCGCCACGGCGAAGCTTGCGGAATATCTATAGCTCGTGATGCTCGGCTGCCCTTTCCCGCCTCCGGCGCTGGACGTCGCCTCCTGCAGATCGGTCGACCAGATTACCGTGCCCGCCACGCGCACCCGCCCGAAGATATGCGGGATGCGGTCGCCATAGCGGGAGGTCTGCACCTGCAGGTCGGTGAGGCGCGGGCCCTCGCGCCCCTTGGGCCGAAAGATGAAGGCGTCGGCGGCCTGGCCAGCCAGCGCGCCGATCGCACCACCGACCGGCCCGCCGATCGCCGTGCCGATCGCGGTCAGAACAAGCGTTGCCATGGTCTATCCTTCGTTCGAGCATCGCCAGATGCCGACCAGCGGCCAGCACAAGGGTGGCGGCATCAGCACCACGCGCCCCAGCCCGGCATGCGCATGGACATGGCCGCCGCCAGCCCGGACCATGAGATGAAGCTGCATCGGCCCGCTCTCGACGAGCAGGACATCGCCGAGCGTCTCTACGTCCGCCGGCGCGAGCCCCGCCTGCCGCAGCAGCGCCTCCGCGCGTGCCGGTCCCGTTCCGCGCAGTCCATAAGTCGGCGGCTCGTCGACCGGGACACCAGCGCCGCCCAGCGCCATCATCACCAGCCCGACACAATCGAGCCCGGTCTGCGCGCTGCGGCCGCGCAGCCGGAAGGGCACGCCGAGCAAGGCCAGCGCCTCACCCGCGATCTGCTCGCCCAGGGTCATCGCTTCAGCCTCCCGGATAGCGGGTGAGCAGGTCCATGCCGGGCAGGAACGGCTCGCCACGAAAATTGACGGCATTGGCGAAGCGGGTCGCGCAGGTGGCGAGCCGCTTGTCGCAGCCTTGCGTCAGCAGCGCCCGCGTGCCGGCCGTGGCGCCGAATGCCGGTGCCTCCGCCAGCACCAGAATGTCGCCCGTCTGATCCAGGATCATCTGCACGAGGCCGGCATTGGGACCAGTCAGCCAACGCACCTGCCCGAACGGGTAGAGCCCGGCCCCGAGATCCGCGAAATGCAGCGCATCGCCCTCGGCAGCAATCAATGTCGCAACAATCTGGCGCGGTCGCAGATCGACCGAACAGGCCGCATCGCCCAACCGCGCCCGGCATGTCGGACTGGTCGCGGGCGCTGCGGGTCGACCGAGCACCATGCCCGGCCCATGCAGCGCGACCATATAGTCCGCACCGCTCTGGTCCACGGCGCCCAGCGTCCCGCGCGCCAGTTCCAGCCAGAGTGCGCCGGGGTCCGTCCATTCGGTGAGATGCAGCATCGCCGTCGCGCCATCCCAGCGCCCTGCGTCTAGGTCCGCCGCGCTGATCGCCGCGGCACTGAGCGCACCACGGACCTCCGTCATCGCATCGCGCACATCCCCGCCACGCAGGATCGCGCTCGGGCTGATCCCCGGCGACGGGGCATAGCGCAGCCCGTCGACGAAGAAAGACCGATCATGGCTGGTGAGTCCCAGCGTCACCCCGTCGCGCCGTTCGAGGCGCCAGCAGAAGGTGAAGGCGCAGAGCGTCTGACCCAAGATGTCGGCGACGCTCATTCGCGAATCTCCACCAGCGGCACCGAGGGCACGATCCCCGCCGCGAAAGTCTCCCGATCGATCTCCAGCCGGTCCTCGGCGAAACGCACCGGCACATCGAACAGGAAGCCCGCTGTCACCGTGACGCCGGCACCCGGCGGCACGTCGAAGGCAATCTCGCCCAGCCCGGCATGTGCCCAGCCGCTCGCCTGCGCGACCCCGTCGAGCGCCACCCGGATCGAGCCCAACACCGGCCGGGTGATCCGCCGTTCCTGCGCATCCGTGCCCGCGCCATAAAGCTTGCGCAGCGCGAAGCCGGTGCGCAGCCCATCGCCGAGGCCGAGCAATTGGTCACCGGCGTCCGGCGCATCGCCCAGCATGCCCGAGCCATGATCGAAGGGATCACGAAACCGGAACCCGCGCGCCGCCCCGCGCCGGGCCCGGAAGAAGGCGATCAGCGTCGCAATGTCGGCCTCCGAGCGCAGGCCCGGTCCGGCATCGAAGTCCAACCGCGCATCCGCCCATTCGGTACTGCGCTGCTCATGGCCGGACAGGCTCTCGATGATCCGCGTCGAGAAGCGCGGCGCGACCTGCGCGCGCCGGCCGATGTCGAGCGGGAAGGAAAGATCGTCAAAAGCCTGCACGTCCACATCTCCCGGAAGCTCGAACATCGTGAAGCCGTCGCGCGCCACTTGCGGCAGCGCCCAGATGAAGGTCGCGGCATGGCCACGTTCGCGCGCCTGCGCCGCCGCCCGCGCAATCCCCTCCGAGGCTCGCCCGGTTTCCGCCGCAGACAGGCCGGCCGGCACGAAGCCGGCAAGATAATGCTGCTCGCCCGGCGGATAGCCGAGCCGCGCATCGATCGCGGCGCGTGCGGTAGCGGATCGCGCCGTCTGCCCGCTGGTCACCCAGTCATAATCCTCGATCTGCAACCGGTCGAACGCCGGCACCGCCCAGCCCGTCGGCAGATTGGCGCGCTTCAGCTCCGGCGCCGCCGGGTCGAGCACGGTCGGCAGGAACGCCAACAGCAAGGTCTCGCAGCCCGGCGCCTCCTCGCGGACCGCCGCAATGATGCCCGCCGTCGATGCCGCCAGCAGCGCACCGGCCGCATCGAGCAGGGTCTTTTGCGCCCCGGTCAGCGTGGTGCTGCGCACGGTGGCGATGCTCACCGGCGTGCCACCCAGCGCCGCCCGCGCCGCATCGTCATAGAGGCAGGGCTGCCCATCCGGCATCACCCACCACCAGGGCTCGCCGATCTGGAACCGGACCATCAGCCCCGCATCGCGCGCGATCGCCACGAAGGCCCGCGCGACCGCCCGCAAATAGCCCATCGCCCCGCCATGCGCCGGCGAAAGCAGCGCAGACGGTGGCGTCCAGCCGGTCAGGGCCGGCGACCCGTCCCAGGCCCGCTGCTTCCAGTCGCCCCGGCAATGCGCGTCGAACAGCTCATAGGAGAGCGAGAGGATCAGCCCGAAGCCGAGCGCCTTGCAACGCGCCGCGAAATCCTCATGCCAGCGGAGACAGGGCGCATTGATCGCCCCTCCGGTCATGCTGGCATAATAGCCGCCGCTCTCGGGCTGGAGCCGCATATAGTGGCTCATGCCGACATAATGATTGATGTCGCCGCGATAGCCGAGCGCCAGTGCCTGCCTCAGCACCCGCTCGGGCGTCTGGTTATAGCAATCGTCATAGCCGGTCGCGATGGCATAGCCATGTTCGGGCAACATCACGTCGCCCATCTCGATGACCGAACGCGGTCCAGTGCAACGCATCTCGCTGAGCTCGACCCAGCCGGGGACGCCCGTCGGAAAAATCGTCGCACCTGCATCATAGGCCGCCGGCACGATCGAGACGAACATGCGGTCGATGTCATGCGGCCAGACCGGATCGGCCTCCTCCGGCAGCGAGAAGCCGCCGGCCAGCGCATCGAAATCGAGCGTGACCAGCGCATCCTCGCCCATCCCAACCGCATGGTTCCACAACCGCACGTACCAGGCGCGCACCTCCCCGGCCGCATCGCGCCCCTCGATGGTCAGCGTCGGACCATGCACGGCGTCGAGCGGCCTGATCCCGCCCGAACGCCAGCGGAAGCGCAGCACGCAGCCGGAAAAATCACGATCGGTCGCATAGGCGAGCAGCGGATGATCCCAGCGATCCTCCGCCTCCCAGATCAGCCCCGCCAGATCGCCGGAGGTGTGAAAGACCGCATCGATCCGCAGCTCGTCCGCCCCCTGCGTCACGACCGAAGCCATCATCGGCCGTGGAAAATCGATCGTCCAATAAGGCGGCGCGAAGCGCTTCATCACGCCCCGCGCCTGCCCGCCGCCTGCTCGCGCCAGCCAATGGCCCATCGGCCCCTCCTCATGCTCGCAATTGAAGTGACGCGCGAAGCGGCTATGCTGCCGCCATGCGCACCCTGCCTCTCCTCTTCGCCTTCGCACTCGCGGCCTGCTCGGGCAGCGACGGTACCGATATCGGCCAGCGCGACATCGTCGGCACTTATGTCGGCGCGGGCTCCGGCCCGCAGCCGCTGGAGATGCACATCTCCGCCGATGGCCGCTTCACCGGCGATCTGCCGATCGGCGGCGCCCAGGTCCGCAAGACCGGTACCTGGCGCCTCGGTGCCGCGAACGGCGCGCAACATTGCCGCGAGATCGAATTTCTCGAGGGCAGCAGCGTGATCGGCAAATCCTGCTTCGCGGTCGGCGCCGATCAGGTGACCGGCATGGATTGCACCGCCGGGTCGGACGGCGCGCCCGTCTGCGCCCGCCGCCGCCAGCTCCATATCGAAGTGCCGCTCAAGCCGGCGGACGACAACGCCGCCTCATAAGGTCACTCGCCGAGCGCGCCGCGCACGGCCCGCGCCACCTGCCGGGCACTGCGCGCAAGGGCGCGCGGCACCTCCGCCCCGTCGCCGCGTACGGTGATCGACACGCGCACGTCGCGCCCGCTATCCCGTGCCATGCCGGGCACCACCTGCCCGCTGCTTGTCGGCACGAAGACCTCGGGACCACGCTCGCCGACCACATAGCCCCGCCCCGGCGCCACCGGCCCGCCCGTCGCCCGCCCGGGCAATCCGAGCAGGGCACCCAGTAGCCCGCTGCCGATCCCGGCCAGCCCGCCACCCCGGCCAATGCCGAAACAGCCAAGGCCGCCCTGCCCGATCGCGCCGATCCCGTCCCGGACCGCCGCTTCCGCGATCTGCGACAAGACCGACAACGCGACCCGCCTCAGATCCTCAAAGCCGAACTTGCCGGTCCGTGCGATCCGCAGCAGCCCGGTTTCGATCATCCGGGTCGCCTGCTCGGCCCCGCTCGCCAGCGGCCCCGTCAGCTTGTCGCGCATCTCGGCGATATCCTTCTGGAATTGCGTCAGGTCGGCGCGCACGCCAACCGTCAGCGTCTCGATCTCGTCATCCATCGGGATGGATCTCCTGCAAACGCGCCAGTGTCGCGCGATCCATGGCCTCGGCACCGAAGTCCGGCGCCAGTTCGGTCAGTGCAGCAAAGGCCGTTGCCAGCTCGTCGGGCGTCGCGCGCCAGAACTCGTCCGGGCGCCAGCCAAGCAGCAGACCCGCCTGCCCGGCCAGCCGCCGTGCCGCCTCGGTGAAGCTCATGACGAACCCGCCAGCACCTGCTTCAGGATCGCGCGCAGGGGCGGCAGCGCCACGCCAACGCCCTGCGCCAGCATGGCATCACCGACCATTTCCCGGGTCAGGTCCGCCGGCCGCTCAGCCATGCAATGCCAGATCAGCGCAGCCATCTCCGCAAAGGTCAGCCTGCCTTCCGCCGCCCGCTCGGCCAGCGCCAGCAGCGGCCCCAGTTCCGCCTCCGCCGCGACCAGCGCCGCAAAGGTCGGCCGCACCACATGCGCCATGCCGTCGATGAGGAACGCCGCTTCGCCCCGTGCCGGATTGGGCACGCCGCTCACAGTGCGCTCACCGCGCCGGAGCTTTCGAGGCTCAGCGTGTAGCTGCGCTCGCCATTATAATCGCCGGCATAGTCGAGCCGCGTGACGAGGAACTTGCCGCGCAGCTTCTCACCGCTCTCGAAGCTCAGCTCATAATCGTCGATCGCGCCGGCCAGCGCATGGTCGCGCAGCCGCACTTCCGCCGCCGATCCGGTAAAGATGCCGGCGCCCGAGACGCTCACCGAGCGTACCCCCGCCCCCGGCAGCAATTGCCGCCAGCCGCCCGAATCCTTGGAGGTGATGTTGACCGTCTCGCCATTCACCGAGACCTGTGTCGTGCGCATCCCGGCGACGGTTGCATAGATCACCGGTGATCCGCCGTTGCCGATCTTGAGCAGGAACGCACTGCCCTTCTCCACTCCCATCGTCTGTCCTTTCGAGGATAGTGATTTCGAGTGAAATGGAACATTTCACGGCTCGGAAATCACGGAAAACAAAAGAAATTGAGGGATCGACCGGGTGCGCATGCCGCACCCGGATCGAAGCAGGTCAATTGTCGGGAAGCGCCTCAGCTCAGGCGGGCGAGCCGCAATGCATAGTCGATGCTGACGCGCCATTCGTTGCGCGCGCGGCTGATCCGCGAGCGCTCGAAGCGAAGGCCCGTCAGGCGCCATTCGTTCAATTGGGCCGGCAAGGTCCGCATCGCCATCTCGACCCGGTCGATGATGGCGGTCACAGCGGCAAGATCGTCGCCGCGCAGCAAGAGCTGGATCGGCTGGCGCAAGGTCACGCCGTCGACACCGCGCGCGCCCCAACCGAGCGCCGCCGCATCGCCGAGCATCAGCCAGGGCGGACTGGCCTTGACCGGCTCGCCATCGCTCACCTGATTGACCAGGCTCGCGAGCGTCGCGTCGCCGGAGAGCGCGGACAGGATCGCCGACCGCGCGGCAAGTTCAGCGCTCATGACCAGTGACTCCGCAGAAGATGGTCGCGCCGGATGGCGTCCCAGCGCCGTGCGACGCCGCGCCCGGTCAAGCGCACGACGTCGCCCTCGGCTTCGCTGCGCACGCCGGGCAGCGCCTCGCGCAGCAGATCCGCCATCTCCTGCCGTCGTTCCGCCGCCCGCGCCTCCGCCTGAGCCCGGACCCGGTCGACGAACGCGCTCATGCGAGACGCATCCGTCGCCAGGGCCGCCAGAGCACCGCCACGGCGGCCGGCGGATGCGGCTCCACGCCCTCGCGCAGCGCATGATAGTCGCCGGCAAGACGGATGATGCCATGCCGGATGCTCTCCGGCACGCCGTCCGCATCCTCGGCGAGGCCGGCGCGATAGCTCACCCGCAGCAGCCGGACGGCGCCAACATCGCGCAGGCGCAGCCAGCCATCGCCATGGCTGTCGATATCGATCGCATAGGCGTCGACCGGCAAGGCGACGGGATGGCCGTCCTGCCCGATCCCGGCGACCGCGCTGATGCTCGTCACCGGATGCATGGCCAGCCGCTGCCAGTCGGTGCGGGCGGGGAGCAGTTCCTCCACGCCCCGTTCGATCAGCAGCTTGCCGGTGAAGCGTTCCGCGACATCGGTCGCGGCGTCGATCAGGTCGGCGAGGAGGATATCCTCGTCATCGCGACTGATCCGCAGATAAGTCTTGAGCGCATCGAGCGTCGCAGCGGGGGCTCCGCTCTCGATCGTCACGGTCATGGGCAGGCCTTTCTTCCCTAGTCCCTTTCAGAAAAATTGGCGCCATGCCGGAGAGGGGGTGACCCGGCATGGCGCCTGCCAAGATTTGCGGAGACGCACCCACAGGGGAGTAAAGCGCGCACATCCGGGTTCTTGACGATTCCGTAACCATGAAACCTTGGTCGAGCCTTCGGGCGGCGGCGAACTTCATGAGCATGTCGCCGCCGCCCCGGCTCAGGATGCGGCGAACTTCATCAGTTTGCCGCCGCCTCGGCTCACGAGGCGGAGAACTTCATCAGCTTGATCGCCTCGCTGTTCGCCACCGAGCCGCCGATCCGCTTGACGGCATAGAAGTGGACGAACGGCTTGTTGGTGTAGGGATCGCGCAGGATGCTCGTCTCGTTGCGCTCGGCGATCACATAGCCCCGGGCGAAATTGCCGAAGGCGACGGAGAGGCTGTCCGCCGCGACGTCCGGCATGTCCTCTGCCTCGACCACCGGATAGCCGAGCAGGGTCGCCGGCTGGCCCGCGGCGAGGCCCGGCTGCCAGAGGAAGGCACCGTCGCTGGTCTTGAACTTGCGGATGCGCGCCAGCGTCGCCGAGTTCATCACGAAGACCGCGCCCTGCCGATAAGGCGCCTTGAGCGCCTGAACGAGATCGATCAGCTTGTCCTGCGGATTGGACGCCGCAAAGCCGCCCGCCGCGCCGGACGCGACATATTGCAGCGAGCCGAAGGCGCGCACCGCGTCGCTCTCATTGGTCGTTGTATAGGTGAGGAACCCCTTGGGCTTGTTGGTGCCGTTGCCGCTGACGAAGGCCGCGCCCTCCGCCCGGGCGAATTCCTGCGCGATCTCGCCGGCGAGCCAGGCTTCCACGTCGAATTGCGCATCGTCCAGCATCGCCTGGCTGGCCGAGGGATTGGCGAAGAGCTCGCCCGAGGGCGGCGCGATCTCCTGGAAGGTCGGGCTGGCCGTCTCCGCCCGCGCGCCGGTCTCGGAGGCCCAGCCGGACACGACGCCACCGGTCGTCACCAGCTTGCGATAGCCGGCCGTGCCGGTACGCACGACATTGGCGACGGCACGGATCGGCGAGATCGCCTTGAGCGCCGTCTCGATCATCTGGTCGATCTCGCGCGGCACGGCATAGCCGCCCGCGCCACCGCTCGTCCCGTTGAAGCTCTTCAGCTCGACGCCCGCCTCGATGCCCCGGCGCAGATAGCGGTCGGTAAAGGCGGCCCGCGCCGGATCGACCGCGCTGCCCTTGGCACCATCGAGCGGCGGGCGATAGGCGCGCTCCGCCTGCATGTGCAGCGCGCTGTCGATCGCCTCGACCCGCGCTTCGAGTCCCGCAATCCGGTCCGCCTGCAGGATCGCATCGAAGCTCTCCTCCAGCGTATTCGCTTTCACTTCCAGCATGGTTCACATCTCCCGCAATGAAAAAGAAAGGGCCCCGAAGAGCCCCATGGTCCGAAGACGGTCGGCGCACCGGCGCCGCGAAATTTCGGGTCGTCACGCCACCGCATGGACCCGCGCCAGCGGCTGCATCGGGTGGGTGACGAGGCTCACCTCGACCAGATCGAGCGCGTCCAGACGTCGCGGCCGCCCGGCCTTGGCCTCCACGACGCGATAGCCGAAGGACAAGCCCGTCACCGCGCCCGCCCGCAGCGCCTCGGCCGCCTTGCGCGCGAGGCCGCCCTGCCCCTCGATCCGTCCGATGACGCGCAGGCCGCGCTCATCCTCCCGCGCCAGTTCGATCGCGCCGATGCGCTGCTCCGGGCCATGCTGCCAGAGCAGCGGCAGCCTCTCCCCGGCGCGCCGCGCGAGAGACTCCGCGAAGGCGCCATGGCTGATGACGTCGCCGCCCGTATCAATCGCCTCGAAGATCGCGGCATAGCCGGCGAAGCGCAGCGGATCCGTCGCCCCGCTCATGACTGGAGCAGCCGCAGCAGGTCGAACTGCACCGTCAGGCCCAGCAGCAACAGTGCCACGAGGGCGCGCGCAATCCAGCCCATCAGCGCATTGCGCGCCTGCCGCTTGGCGTCCCGCCAGCCGCGCAGCAATTGTCGCAGCTCGCGCACATCCGCCTCGGCCCGCGCATCGGCGAGGTCCAGCCGCTCCAGCGCCCGCGCCGCACCAATATCGCTGGCCTCCTCGACCAGCGCACGCAGCATGACGAGATCGCCGCCCTGCTGCTCGGCCTGCGTCAGCAGCATCGCCAGCATCTCGCTGCCGATCTGCCCGGCCATCCGTCCCTTGATCTCGATGTCGCTCATAGCACCTCCTCCCGCACGCCGGTCTCCGCTGCGATGCCGAGCATCGCGCGCTTCTCCTGCGGGCTCAGAAAATCGGCCATGGCGATGCGATCCCAGAGCATCGCCCGGTCCTCGACCAGCGCCGGCAGCCGGTTCATATCGACCTCGATCGCCAGACCCGGCAGGGCATCGCCCAGCCCCTGGGCTAGGCCGCTCAAGATCTTGCCGGCCAGGGGCAGCACCGTCTGCCGCCAGAGCGCCTTGTTGGCCTCGCGATAATTGGAATAGGTGCCGTCGCCCGGCAGGCCGATCAGCACGGGCGGCACCCCGAAGGCGAGCGCGATGTCCCGCGCTGCCGCCGCTTTCAGCGCCACGAAGTCCATATCCTGCGGCGACAGGCTCATCGACTGCCAGCTGAGCCCGCCCTCGAGCAGCATCGGCCGCCCGGCATTGCCGGCACCCTGGAAGATCGCCTCCAGCTCGGCCTTCAGCCGGTCAAACTGGTCCGGCGAGAGCGGCACGCCGTCGCCCGGCTCATAGATGAGCGCGCCGGACGGACGCGCCGCATTGTCGAGCAGCGCCTTGTTCCACTGGGTCGCGGCATTGTGGATCGCCACCGCACCCGCCGCCGCGCCGAGGCAACCGAGGCCATAATGATCGTCCGCCGGGTTGAGCGCCTTGAGATGGACCAGCGCCGTCCGCCCGGCGGCATCCTCGCCGGCATAGCTGATCACTCGCTCGCCGGCCCGGTAGCGATAGGCGACCGGCCAGCCCTGCCCGTCCTGCTCGATGCTGACCCGGTCCGGCCGCAGTGCATAGAGGCTCGCGGGCATGCCGTCGGCGCCATGGCCGATCTGCACATAGCCATTGCCGTGCAGCAGCAGATGCGCGGCCAGCGTCTCGACCAGCCCCTGCCCCGCCGAGCGCCGCTGCACCAGCGCGAGGCCGGCGGCAGCGTCCTCGCTCCTTTCGGCACGAGCGACCAGCGCCGCACTCCCCGCCGCTTCGCTCACCAGCCGCAGCGCGCGCTGCGCCACCGGGTTGGCGAGCACCGCCATGCGCAGTTGCGCTTCATAGCTTTGCGGCCATTCGCCCTGCCCGCTCCAGCTCGCCGCGCCCCAGGCGCACGCCAGCGGCGGCCGTGCGGCAGCGCCGCCGGCCTTTCGACCAAACCATTTCACCGGCAATCTCCTTATTCTGGGATCAGGCCCGGATGAGGCCCAGGCTCACGCCCTTCACCGCCGCGGAGGTACGGTCCGTCACATCCAGCTTGTCGAAGACGCGCCGGAGATAGGTGTCGACCGTTGCCGCCGAGAGCGACAAGATGTCCGCGATCACGCTGTTGCTCTTGCCCTGCGCCACCCAGCGCAGGATCTCGACCTCCCGTTCGGAAAGGCCGTGGCCCGCGCGCGGATGGCGCGGCTGCAGGGCGAAGGCCCGCAGATGGGCCGCCTGCGCCGCCATATGCATTTGCGTGCGCGGCGCCGTCTTCACGAACTCCACGCTGCTCGCCCCGCCCAGCACCACATAGGCATCCAGCCCATGCGGTCCGTAGAGCGGCATGCACAGCGTCTCGCCCACGCCCATGGTCTGCATCATGTGGCGATAATGCTTCTCCTCGCGCGAGAGCGGATGGCGCCGCGCCAGTTCGCTCGGCACGCCCGGCCGCCCCGTCGCCATCACGATGCGCAGCGTGGGATCATGCATGCCATAGCCGAAAGCGGCGAAGGCGCCGATCAGCTCCGGCGAGAAGCCATGATCGAACATCGCCACCGCCTCGCCGCGATGGCCACGGTCCAGCACGACATAGGCGATCGCCTCGAAGCCCCGCCCGCGAAAGTGGCGCAGCATCAGCGCCCAGAGCGCACTGACATGCGGCGCGCGCTCGATCTGGCCGAACAGTTCGGCAAGGTCGTCTCTCTTCAT